CTACACGACGCTCTTCCGATCTTCTTATTATCTTTAAAAATATTATTACAATATTTAATATCTCTTAAATTTTCTGGAATAAAATACCTTCCACAATTTTTACATTGCTTAATTATATGGCGTTTATTTGATATAAACTCTTTAAATTCAATTGCTAGAATACTTATGACATCAGAACTATAAAAACAGTATGGTATATTATGTATAGATAAATCAATACCAGATAAGTAATATGCACCAAAAGTAAATTCTAATGTTAAATCATTTAATAATCCAGTAATTTCTGAATTATTAATTTTTAAATCATTGTTATTTTGCAAACTATTATAATATTGTTTTTCATATTTAGCATATAATTTAGGATGATTTTTCTTTAAATTTTTCAGTTTTTCTTCTGCCAAATTACTTCTTTGTTCAAAATAATCATCCCACATTTTTTCAAATTTTATTTCTTCAGGTGTAATAGGTGTTATATCTTCATCATCTTGATCATCATTTACAATGGTCGTATCATAAGGCAAATTCAAATACTTTAAAAAGAGATTTTGAATGTAAATAAAATGTTCTTTCTCAGAATTTATAAAATGAAACAAATTTAATAAATAATCATGTTCATTTAGTTCAAGACTAATAAAATTCAATCCAGTTTTTTTCTTTTTAGGATATTTTTGAAAATATATAGATTCATAACAATATTTTCTAATAAAATGTCCGAATATCAGCAGTTTCAAAATCGATATTCAAAAAATTTAAAAGAAATGTACCGATTGGCATAATCTTACATTTAGATATAGGTTCAGAATAATAAATTTTATCTTTATGAATCATATCCTTATATAATAAAAATTCAGTATTACTATTATTATCAAAAGCAATATAAAAATACATAAATTACACTCCTATCAAACAACTACAAATCAATAAAAAAATTTTTTCTATTGTATAGTGTTATTTCTAATATCAAACAATTATAATCGTATTACAAGTTGTCTGATAATATTGTATTACAAAATGTTCTAAAAGTCAAAAATAGCACATTGAAAAATATACAAAATATAATTTGTTTAAAAGGCATAGTAAATATTTTGTATCATAATTAGTTATAAGACATATAATGAAACTTCTATCTGGCTAACATGATGTAAAGGGATAGCTTCTTGGAAAAGGAGAGGAGGGCAAATCTCCTATGTGAATGACAATTTACTTATAACTAATAATCAAAAGTAATAAAATTTATAGATTGATAATATGGTGTATAAAGGAGATGGTGTTAGTGTGAATGATTACATAGAAGAAAAAACCACATATACCATAGATAATCAAGAATATACTGTAATAGCACGAACTAAAAAAGATAATGACACAGAGAAAATATACAACATACTGAGTAGGTATGCTCTTCAAAAACTGAATAGCATTAATTAAAAGATAGTAATTATTTTGAAAAATGCTGGATATTATCAAAAAAAATTTGTATAATCCATGTTATATAAAGGAATAGTTACTAGCGCAAATCATAGGAAAGGGAGAGTAACTATTATGGAAAATACAAAATATAAAGTAGCAGGTTATTTAAGATTATCAAAGGAAGATGGTGATAAAGAAGAAAGTGATAGTATTGTTAGTCAAAAAAGCATTATAGAAAATAAAATAAAAGAGTTAGGAAAAGAAGTTGAATTATATGATTTATACATAGATGATGGATATACTGGTTTAAACACAGATAGACCTTCGTTTAAAAAAATGATTACAGATATTGAAAATGGTGTCGTTAATACTGTTATAACTAAAGATTTATCAAGACTTTCAAGAAATAGCTTTGAAGCTAACTATTACATAGAAATATATTTTCTAGAAAAAAATATAAGATATATTTCAATTTTAGATAATGTAGATACATATTTAAAAAATTCAAATAATGATATGATACAATTCAAAACTCTAATTAATGACTGGTATAGTAAAGATATTTCAAGGAAAGTAAGAAGCGGTGTATGGGCAAGGAAAGAAAAAGGAATGTATTTAGCAGCAAAAGCTCCTTATGGATATAGAAAAAGTAAAGATAATAAAAATAAATTAGAGATAGATAAAGAACAATCAAGAGTAATAAAAATGATTTTTAATATGTATGATGAAGGGACAAAGATTACTGATATTGCAAAGTATTTAAAAGAACAACAAATATATTGTCCAGATTATTACGATTTTGGAGGGGCAAAAAGTGGAGATTATAATTGGCGAGATGAGGCTATAAGTAGGATTTTAAAAAACAAAGTTTATATTGGACATACAGAATATGGCAAAAAGATTAATCTAAGCTATAAATCAAAAAAAGTAAAAATTATACCTAGAGAAGAATGGCAAATTGTAGAAAATACACATCAGCCAATTATTTCTAAAGAGCAATTTGAAAGAGTCCAGACTAAATTAATCATTCATAAGAAGACAAAGCATAGAAAATACGAATGGAAATTGAATGGAATTGTATTTTGCAAAGAATGTGGAACGAAAATGGCAATAAAAGTAATTCGAGATAAAGATGGAAATATTAAGTCTAAAAAAATATATTGTGGAACTGCAGTAAGAAAGAACAATACCATTAATTGCAGTAGAAAGTATAAAGCAATTGACGAGGATGTGGTTGAAAAAATAGTTATAGCAAATGTAAAAGAAAAATTAAGTAAAATAAGCAAAAGCAATAAATTAGAAAATTTAATTTTAAATCAGTATAATGAAAATGATACAAAGGTATATGATGATAATATAAAAATTCTTGAAAAGCAACTTGAAAAAACTGATAAGACAATAACTTCACTATATGAGGATTATAAAAATGATATTATAGAAATTGATGATTATAAACGATTCTATAAAACGGAAATAGAACGACGAACAAACATAAAGAATAATATTAATTCTATTTTAAAGGAAAAAGAAAAAAGACCAACAATAACAAAAGAAAGATTAATATCTATTATGAATGAATTATCTAATATTGAAAACTGGAATAGAGATAAACTATCTGAAATCCTCTACAATATCGAAATTGATAAAAATAACAATATTTACATTAATTATAAATATAATGTTTTCAGTAATATATAATTTAGGATAGGAAACAAAATGAAAGAATATAAAGCAGGGATTTATTTAAGAATATCAAAAGAAGATACGAATACTAATAATAGTATAGAAGCACAAAGAGATATTACATTGAATTATGCTAAAAAACATAATATTAGTGTAATTAATGAATATGTAGATAATGGATATTCAGGTATTTTAGACTCAAGACCAGCTCTAAATAAAATGATAGTAGATATTTTAAGAAAAAGAATTAATATGGTTATTGTTAAAGATTTATCGAGATTAACGAGAGATAAAAATAAAACAGGTTATTATACTGAAGTCTTTTTCCCAGATAATGATATTAGGTTAATTTCTGTAACAGAATTTATAGATAGTGGTGAAAGATATGAAATTGATGATACTATAATGCTAAGAGGAATAATGAATCAAAGCTATATTGCAGATATTTCTAAAAAGATAAAATCTGTAAAAACTAATATGAAGAAACAAGGAAAATATGTTGAAAAAAATGCACCTTATGGATATAAGAAAGATGAAGAAGATAAATACAAAGTAGTTATAGATGAAAATGTCGCTGATAATGTAAGATTGATATATGAAATGTATTTACAAGGACATTCACAAAGAGAGATTGCAAAATATTTAACTAAAATGAAAATCGACACACCAAAGAAATATAAAGGGCAAAAGGTAACAATTAACGAGTGGAGAAATGATAGTATAAGTAGAATTCTAAAAGATTCATTTTATACAGGAAAGATGATAATAAATAAAATATATACAGATTACAGAACAAAGAAAAAATACAAAACACCAAAAGAAAAATGGATTTTTAAAGAAAATACACATGAAGCGATAATTTCACAAGAACAATTTGACAAAGTCCAAAAAATGCTGGAAGAAAAGTATTATAAACCTAAAAACAAATATAAGTATTTATTAAAGGGATTGGTATATTGTGGACATTGCAGTGCAAGAATGCAATACAAATATAGAACAAGAACTAAAATAAGAAATAAGGTATTAGATAATCCTCAAAAGTGTTGGTATTTTAAATGTAGAACGATTTATAAATTCCCTAGTATATGTGACAAAGGACATACGATTATGGAGGGGACTTTAAATGAAATAGTATTAAATACTGTAAAACAAAAATTGAATACAATAAATATCGACATAGCCACAAATAAAATTATTGATGAATATAGAAAGAATGATATAACTTATAAAGAAATGAAAGTACTCAAAAGTAACGAAACAAGAATAGATAATGAAATGAAAAAACTATATAGTAAAAGAGTAGATGAAAAAATTTCAATAGAAGATTTTAAATCGCAATATGATGAACTAAAAAGCAAATTAAAAGAAACTAAAAAATGTTTAGAACAATTACAAGAAAAGAATAAAAACAAAATATCAGAAGAAAATATAAAGAAAATTATTATGAACTTCAAGCAAGGTAAAGAATTTACGAATGAAATATTAAAACAATTAATAAACAGAATTGAAGTATATGAAGATAAGAAAGTTGAGATAGAATTTAATTTTTAAAGTAATCTAATTATAGTTAGATTTTTAATTAAATATTAAAATGCAGTAAAAAGTACCCATCAGATGAAGGGGCAGAGAGCAATAATGGAGTAACAGAAGCGGAAATAAATTTAAGAATAGCATTAAAACTTCAAAATTTGCTTGAACAAAGTG